GTAATTAAAGAAAATGAGTAAAAATATGATTCTTTGGTTGGTGGTCAAAGAACTATCACTTGGTGGGTGATTGATGGCGAAATCCGAACGGTAGTGGATTTCGATCCCAAGGTGACCCGAAGGTCAGCGAAAAACTCCGAAAGTGCTCATACTCTCCTCGATGAGCACCTGTTCGAAGGGTGACACGCCAAATGCCAATGCAAACGATTCTCGCGTCTCGTTGCTGATCTCAAGTGGTGTGTGGTCCTGTGTCCAATCGAAGTACTTGTATTGCCATTCATCCCTGAACGACTCCACATCGACTGTGCTGCCCACTTTACGCAAGTGTGCAGCCCAGGCCTGCAACAGTGGGACCCCCTGATTGTTGATCCCCTCTGCCACACCTATTGTCGCTGCGTAGATTTTGAAATCCTCTTCTGTCTGGTGCCATTTGTAGCCAGTAAGACTTTTGGTCATGAACTTTCTCCAGTTCCTTACCATCTTGTACCTACCGTCCACTAACACCGGATTGTGTTGACAGAAGTCCACGCACTCCAATACTTTGGTGGGTTCTCCTTCCACCTTCAACTCGAAACCATATTCGGCAAAAGCCTTAGGCAATTCCATCGCCTTTTCCAAGCTGTCGTTCTCCACGAAGAGTAGGTGATCGTCCCCACAGTTAACATGCCTCGTCTTCTTGATCTCCAACCCTAGATCCTGACAAGCTGTCTTCATGACTGTGGTCATCCCAAAGACGCCCATGAGAGCGGTGTCCGGACGGCCGCTCAAGATCTGCCACATTGTTTTGTAGCTGATCTTGCCATCCAGAAACACCCCCGACACTCTCACGTTCACCATCCCCTTCAACGCCATCCGCATGAGCCTCCAGCCGGGTACATCCTTCTTCAATGCTACCCGCCAGAATTCCTCATAAGAGCCGTAAATTGTTTTGTGCCAATGCGCGTCATAAGCTCCGCAATCAAGCGGTATCGAATAGCCATCCGGTACCTGTGCAAAGGCGTCTACTATCAGGTCAGCCGTCTGACTTGAGTTCAACCCTTTAACACATTCCCTTCCCTTGCTAACGATGCCCTTCATCTGGAACAATGTGTGTTCCATAGCGGCCACGTACGCCATTAACCCAACTACTACACGTGGTGAGAAGTATTGGATCATCCTCGGTTTGTAGAATTTTGGCCTCCCAGTTTCGTCGAACTTTGGAGCCGTCAACTCTGCTTTGATGAAACACTTGGCCTTGCCAAAATCACTCTCATCAAGCGGTTTATCCTTCAAACTCTCCCAAGCCTCG